CATTCTACAACTTGAAAAAATAAAACGTTGATTTAACAACGTTTCTGAGGGCTCTAGGTTAAACCTGGGGTTCTTTTTTTCTATCCAAGGGGCAAAGAGGGGGCAAGATTATTCGTAATGATATTATCTAAAACATTGACCGCTTGATCCTTCATGTTCCTTGTGACGTGTGTATAGATGCTAGTGGTAACTTCCGAATCTGCATGCCCAACCCTATCCATGATTGTTTTTAGTGGCACATTGTTTTCAGCTAGTATGCTTATTGTGGTATGTCTGAAGATATGAGGGGATAGGTGCTTGTTGATAGGTGTTTCCAGTCTGGCATTAGCTCGTTGGAGTGATGCGCTTAGGATTGTGCTGTGGATAGGTTTGCCCGTGTTAGTCGTGAAGATTTTATCGCTATGATACCAAGCTGGATTGGTTGATTCGCTTAACTCTCTCAATTCTAGTATCTGGTCAATGATTTCCATTTCACGATTGGTGAGGTAGGTAGTCCGATAACTAGCGACTGTTTTTGTCCCTTCATTCTCTGGAATATATCTGTTAAAAGATGTGTGGATATCCAAAGAACGTGTCTCTTTGTGGTAATCTGAAACAGTTAGCCCAGCTAATTCACCAATCCGACAACCATTCAAGAGCATAAACTCACACGCTAGAGCATATCTCAGTGTTATATCTTTCCGATAGAGCTCTTTCAATAAGCGACTGTATTCGTCTGGTTCTAAGTATTTATTCTTGGCAGCTTGCTGTTTCTCAAGTTTATTGGTCTTCTTTGGTAATCGTGCCTTCCTCGATGGGTTATCGGTTATAAGTTGTTGATCCATAGCATAATCGAAAAATGTATTTAGCACGGTCTTAGCACGGTATTTCTGTGAATCTGTCCAGTCTTCAGTGTCTAGTAAGGATTGGATAAGTCTGACGTTGATATTTGATAGGATTGTTCCTTGTTCGATAGTGTCAGATATTCGTTTAACGGATGCTGCAAGGCTCTTGATTGAGCTTAACTTAATCTGCTTTTGGTGAAATTCCCACCATTCACTGAAAGCACTATGGAATGACACATTAGTAGTGCTTGATGATTCTATTTTCTGGGCTATCTTATCATCCAGTAAACGTTGAGCTTCTTTCTTTGCTCGATTTGAGCCGCTATTAAGCGTTACAGACACCCGTTTCCATTTCTCAGTGTAAGTGTCTTTGTATCGTTCGAAATATTTATATTTTCCGTTTGGTAATTCTTCTACCCACATTGTATTTACCTCACTTTTTTGATAAAATGGGTACAGAAAAGGACATGTAAGGCTGTTTTCCAGTTTACACGTTTTTTCTGTGGTGCTAGCTCTATAATCAAACTTTGGCGAGGGAGATTATAGGGCTTTTTTTTATTGTCTTATTTTACTTTAACTTCCATTGAGCCGTTAAGTTTTTGGCTAGCTAGAGCGTTTCCGTCATCCGTTTTAATGTGAAACATCGGATAACGTTCATAATTTACATTGTTGATTGCAGCCCAAACATTGAAGGCTTCATGTTCTTTGGCAAGCATTCCATCAGCAAAATTCTGCAGGTCAGCTTTGCTATATGTTTTATACTCATTAGGCACAGTCATATATAAAATAGTGCTACGATTGTAAAAACTATATGTACTAATATCCAGACCTTTGTCAGTCAAATCCTGCTTGAAGTAGTCGATAAAGCTACCCATTTGACCCTCGGTAATATCTTTTAGCTTATCTTCCGACGAGCTTGATTCTGAACTTGATTCTGAACTTGATTCTTTTGAAGCTTTTTCCTCGCTCTTTGAGCTTGACGTTTTGGCACTGCTAGACGGCTTGCTAGCTTTAGGTTTTGTCTTTGAAGAAGACGAAGCCGTTTGAACTGTCTTGACCGGCTCTGTTTCCGTTTTTGGTGCGATACCAGTGATTTCAAACACCTTACCAAGCACAGCCAAGCAGACAAGCACAATAGCCCATTTTTGCCAGCGTTTCAAATTCTTCCATTTACTCAACATTTTTCAATCTCCTTTAGTTTTAGATATTCGTCCTTTACAAATGTCTCATCACAAATTGTGGTGAGATTATATTTTTTCATAAAACGTACATAGTTAAAATCATCCAAGGATTCATTTTTGAGCAATCCACGGATCATGTCTCTGTTAGCTTGAGCTTCATATTTCTCTCGTAGACGCTCATAGTCTTTAGAATTGTGCCCTAGATGGCCTAATTCATGCAAAATGACCTTTAAACGTATTTCTGGGGGTAAATCCCCGTTGATGTAAACAACCCTGTTTATAGGGTCGATAAAGCCGTTTCTGGGCCACTGACTAGAGCTGAACTCACAGATAGAGACATTGAATCGCTCAAGCAATTCTTTTTCAGTCATAGCACCTCACACCAGTTTCTATAGAAAAAAAGCAAAAAAAGCCAATTCGACAAACGAACTGGCTCTTTTTAGACGTTTTGTTCCCTTACACTTGCGCACGCACAAGCCATAGGGCGCTGAACTTAATCAGTCTTCCACTAAAAATAGTTTACAAAATGTTTTACTTGTTGTCAATGATTTTACAAAAAATAGTAAACATTTTAACCAGTTCTGGCGTTTTTGTGTAATCAGATGCATATCTTTGCATTCGGTCGATAAGATTTTGGATCTTTAAACCTTGGTGATATTGAACTGCATTGGAACAGTAGGCATTTGATAAGGCAATGAGTGAAAGAAGGTCATTCACTTTGCGGTATTGACGATATTTGAGAACGCCCTTTTGTCTAGCAAACGTATTAACTACGGCGTTAACTCTATTCAATTTTTCATCATCTCTAAATACATTTACCATCAGGACATTATTGTGAGCGCAAGCGTTTCTGAGATGTCTCGAGTTATCACCTAACGTCACAGCCTTTTGAAGAGAGCTGGGATTATACTTATCAAAATAAAGCTTTACTAATTTTAACAAGCAGCCATAATCCATGTGCTCCATTAATGCCCAAATCGGGATATCAGCCCCACGTTTTAGAAACATATCTTTTTGATATCGAGATTGTCTGAATCGATTGTAGGTACTGTTATAGTATGTTGGGTAATTGACGGCAAATTCTTGAACAATGGTGTAACCATCTTCATCGGGATTGTTAGTGATTAATCTAGATAACTCGACTTTTATAAAGTGTTCTACATTAATAGCAATATCTAGAAGCGTATCTCGCAAATACATATCAATTGTGGCTAAATCTACAAGGTGCTGAAAATCAAGGTGTTGATATTTCCCGTTTTTCTTTTTAAAATTTTTTCTAAAAGCAGAGACTTTATAGTAGTAGTTGTTCTTTTCTAAAAAAGTAATGGCTTTCCCTTTTGACATAAGTTCAAAAGCAACCCCGTTGTTGTCAAGCAAAGCAACCAAATCTCTATAAGATTGTTTGGATTTGCGAACCATACTATTCCCCCTTACTGCTCATATATCCCGCAATAATGCCACGGATAGCCCGCTTGTCATCCTCGGTAAGTGGTTTACCGTCGAACATCATGGCGTTAGCTATGATTTCGTCGATATCGTGGGCGTTGGGTTGTTGTGGTTCGTCCGTAACACCCCATTCAGCGAGCGTGTCCGGTGAAATTCCCAACAAATGACAGATTTTAAAGACGTTTTCAGCTTTTGCGTTCATGATACCACGTTCTAAAATAGAGCGAACAGTAGTATAAGAGATGCCGCTTTCTGTTGCAAAAGCTCTTACATTCCCGTATTTAGCTATAATCAGTTCCTTAATTCTTTCCTCAGCCTGCATTTTTTTGTAACCCTCATTTCTCTTTCTTTCTATATATTAACACAGAAAATCGTATAGGTAAATAAAAAAAGTAAAAAAAATCGTACTTTCTTGTTGACAGTGTACGAAAATTAGTATATACTTAAATCAAGCTTAAGGAAGGAGGAAATAAATGAAAAACATCGAAGAAGTTCGTAAGAACAAAGGCGTTACATTAGTGGATATCGCAGATTTGCTCGGAGTAGGCTATCGCACAGTCCGTGACAAAATCGATGGTGTTTCAGATTTCAAATTTGGCGAAACAGTGGCTATCAAAAAGGCGTTCTTCCCAGAATATGAATTAGAATACCTATTTAGCGAACGTGTCGAAGACTAAATTTTTTTAACTTAAATATACGAAAATTCGTATATAACTTAAAAATTAAAAGGAGTAGAAAGGAGCAACATGAGAAAACTAAAAAAAGCCTTCGCTATGCTGGATAACGAAGATCTTGCACTATCGATAATCGGCGCTGTAATCACAGGATTGTTCATTTGGTTATCAAAATGAATTAGTAACATAGTAAACAATCAAAGACGATACAACAGACACTATTAGGGGTAGCCACAGGCTTTTTAAGCAGAGCAGAGCGAACCTTGTCCTTGATTGCCTTGGATATATTAGAGCGTTATCGAGCAGAACGATGTCTTTATTGTTTTGCCTGATGATAAATTCATCAGCTTTAATAAGCTCTAACAAGACATAAAAATGTTTGTCAATATAGTCTGAATGTTGGGAGTATCTGACAATACGACCATTGACATCATCTATTTCTGCAAATTTAATCAATCGTTTTAAAAATTCTCGTGCACTAAAAGATAGCATAAGCAACCTCGTTTTTTTGATTACATTATATCAAATACAGAAAGGATAATACATGAACGAATTAACTTTATCTGATTTTGACTATTCACTAGTCGGGACTGAAACAGCACAAAAGTTGAAAGCATTAAGTAATCAGCTTGATGGTATTTATCAAAATTATTCAGTCGTGGTCGGAGAAGTGCTTTATAAGGCACAGCAAGAGCTGGCTAGTTACGACAACGGAACATTTCAAAAGTGGGTTGCAAGCAAGGGAATCTCTAAAAGTAATGCTTATAACTATATAAACACTTATAGACTTGTCCAACAGTTGGACAACCCCAAAGAAAGAGAAATTTTTTTAAAACAACCACAACGGATTAAAAATGAAATGTCCAAGCCGTCAGCTAACCCAGAGGTCAATCAAGCAGTTTTCGATGGTGATGTCACAACTCACAAAGAATACAAAGAACTTGAGCGTCGCCTAAAACTCAAAGACCAAGCACTCGAAGCGGTCAAGGGTGAGTTGGAACGTGCTAAAGCAGTCAAACCGATTGAAAAGGTAATCGAAAAGGAAATCATCCCAGACGATTACCAAGCGACACAAGATCTTAACAAGCAATTGCTAGGAAAGAACAAAGACCTATCGGACGAGCTTGATTCGGTCAAAAGAAGTTTGCGACTTAAAGAAGCGTCTTACGAAATGCTTGAGCAAGAAACCTCGGAAGCACTAGCCTTGAAAGAGTCTATCGAACACTTACGAGCGGACAAAGAAAAGCTGGAAAACAGTGTTACTAATATCTTTACACTCAGTAACCTAGTGTCAGAATTTGAAGATTTCTTTGATAGCAAGATGGCACCGCTCAGATTTAAAACCCTTATCCAAGGAATTGGCAAGGACGCCCAGATTGAAAAGCTCAGAGACATCTTGACGCTAACTGAAAACTGGTTAGACGAAATGAATAAGATTGTCCCAGAAAGCGGAAGAACAATCATAGAAGGAGAAATTATCAATGAGTAAAAAGAAAGATAAGAAAAAAGAAAATCTGCTCGCCGAAACGGTTGAAATGCAGAAAAAACAAGCCATGAACCTTGTGGCACAAAGCACCGTTAACCAACAGCTTTTGGAAGAAGTTATCGGAATCAAGGAAGAAATGGACAGAAATGTTAAGAAGACAAATCAAAAGCTCACTGACATTGGGTTGCTTGTCGAAGAAGTTAACAAGAAAGTCCATATCGACGATGGTGAAGCAAGCAAGATTAAAAGCGTGGTCTTTAGTAAAGCTGGTGTTTTCGCAGATATGTACTTCAATGAGCAGAAAACACATCCTAGCGATAATCTGTTCGCTTTGAAGAAAGGTCAGTTTATCCGCTTGATGTACTCACGTTTGAAGAAAGCTTTCAACGTGACCAAGTACACCAACATCAAGCATGTTGACGCTAAAAATGCCGTCAAATTCTTGGAAAATCTATCTTACGACGATTTCACAAAATTTGAAATTCGTGAGACACCAAAACAAAAAGAGCTTATCGCTCTTGAAAACGGATTGAAAGAAATCGGGTGCCGCTTATGGAAATCAACTACAAACCAGTCGGAGTTAATGAGACGGCTGAGTGGGGAGACTACGACCACCTCATGCAGCGGTGGGAAGGTCTAGGGAAGTCGATGGCAAAGAACCTCATTCGAGAAATGAGGGACAACAAAGACTTTCGAGACTACGTATTTAACCCAACACACAAACTGGTTTTCATCAACTATGAAGGTTTCAAGTCCTTCATCGAATGGAAAACTAGAAACAGATTCAAATAACATTAACACCCCTAGCCGTAGCAGTGAGCTAGTGAGGAAACTGAACGATACCAACTAAGTAAGCAACAACGATTTGATATTCATAAGTCTCCTTAAATTATATATGAATTAAAAAACCTCACTAGCTCTCTAGTGCGGTTAGGGAAAAGAAGAAAGGGATTAACAATGAAAAAACTATTTGCATGGCTTTGGAGCAAAAAACAACAAGAACCAGAATACTTTTTTGAACCAGTATGGACACCACGAGAAATTAACGATCAGAAATATGAAGCACGCCAAAAACGTGAGCGTGAATTACTAGCGAAATACGGAAACCAATAATATTACCATCTTCAATCCGTAGCCACGGCTCGCCGTGGAGTGTAACTTATACCCATAATTCCCCAAAAAACTATACTAAGTTACTTTTTTCCTAATATTCCCATTTACAGTCTAATAAAACATTGAAACATGACACGGTGGGCTATGGGTGCGGATTGAAGGCACTAAAAAAACACGGGTAAGGGCCCGTGCTTAATAAAAACATCTATACAAGGAGTATACCATGAAAACACTCAACACTCAAACAGTAGCTAAACCTGGATTCACTAAAAGCAAAGCATTTGGCTTGTGTGGCACACTTGCCATTGCCACAGCTCTATTGATTGGAGCTGGTCAAGTATCAGCGGACGAAACTACCGCACCAGTGGCGGATACACAGCCAGCGGTGTCTAACGTTTACACAGCGGATAACGCTGGTAACGTTACAGTTACACCTAGCGAAACAGCGGCACCAGTAGAATCTCAACCGATTGCAGAAGCACCAGCAACAACTACAGAAGTAGCTCAACCAGTAGCTGAAACCCCAGCGGCACCTACTACAGTTACTAAAACGGGCGACACAATCAACGTTGAAAACCCAAACGTTGAGGTTACTTTCCCGAACGGTAACGGAAAGTATAGCCCGTTCGAGGTTGAGTATAAAGACATTAAAATCCCGGATGATGTTCCGGTGAACGAGGGGGACAAAGTTACTTTTGACTTGCCTCAAGAAGTGAAATTCCAAACCTCTTATGAGTTTGACGTGCATAACCCAGAAAAAGCAGTAGTTGGTAAAGCTACAGCAGACGCAACTTCTAACAAGGTGACTACTGTATTCAATGACTACTTTAAGACGCATCCTCTAAATAAGAGCATGAGTCTAAAACTTGATGCAAGTTGGACAGATAAAGTTGTGGCAGGTAAGCCAGTAAATGTCAACTTTAACGGCACTGTGGTAACAGCTAATGTTGGTAATGAGGGAGTCATCGGTAAAGATGAACTTATCACAAAGTGGGGATTCCAAGACAAAGAAGACCCTACTGTTATTAATTGGACTGCTCGTGTTAACTATGCAAAACGAGTACTAAACTATGTATCAATCGTTGACGAAATGAGCGATAATCAAAAGTTAGTTGATAACTACTTTGAAGTGAAAAATATTGAGAGTTTAGATCCTTGGGTTGACAAAGGTTCAGCTATGGACTTAGTTAAGTCTATCTCGAAATCAGAGCACGGCTTTGAAATCAAAATGGATAGACTAGACCACATGATTTACTTGTACTACAAGACTAAGCTTGTAAATGCTGTTAAGGACTCAACTAATCCAACTAACAAAATTGAGCTTAAAGCTGAAAATGATGGTTCTGTTGCATACCAAAAAATTCAGCTTGTCGGGGGTAAAGGTGACGCAAGCGGTGAAAACAAACCGGAACCAACTTTTGAAATCCCCCGTGAAGCTCCAAAAGTTGACATCCCAGAATTTGAGGGTGGTATCCCCGGCATTCCGGAAGTCCGTGAGTTGCCGGAGTATACCGAACCGATTGGAACTGTACCAAACGACGCTCCGAAGTATGAAAAACCGGAATTTGAAGGCGGTGTAGTCCCTATTGACCCACCAGTGGTTGAAATTCCAGAATACACTGAGCCAATCGGCACAGTGCCAAATGAAGCTCCTATTCATTACAAACCAGAGTTCCAAGGCGGCATTCCGGGAATCCCAGAGGTGCGAGAACTCCCACCATTCGAGGGTGGAGTAATTCCAAACGACGCTCCTATCTTGGACTTGCCAGAATTAGAAATCCCAGAGGAACCAACACCAGAAAAACCTAGCACGCCAGAAAAAGCCCCTAAAACGAGCGTAGAGCGTCCTAATAACAAAGTGGCACAATCTACCACAGTATCTTATAACTTCGCACCAGCAAGCAAAGAGACACCTAAAACAGCCATTTACGGTGGTGTTCTCCCTAATACTGGTGAAAAAGAAGGAATTGCTAGCACTTTAGGACTAGTAGTAATTGCTGCTGGCATCACAACTTTGGGATTGAGCTTTAAGAAATACAACGGCAAAGAAGACAAGTAATTAAATAATTAGCAGTGGTGGGAGGGTAGGCATTAAAAAGGTGATAAATGGCTAAAACAAAAACTAAAGTTTATTTTTGGCTCAAATTCGATAAAAAATTTTTTGACAACTTATTCATCAAACGTCTAAAGAGCGTTAGCGGTGGCTACGCAATGACCGTGATCTATATTAGGCTAATGCTTGAGAGTTTAGAAACTGATTGCATTCTGTATTATGAAGGCTATTTCGACAACTTAATTCAAGAGTTAGCACTCAAGCTAGATGTTAGTGAGGACGATGTCAGCATGACGATAGCCTACTTCACTAAATGCGGGCTTATCCAAATTGATACAGACGGAAATGCTAAGTTTCCACAAGCTGAAGCCTTACTTGAACAAGAAACAAACTGGGCACAATACAAGCGTAAAGATCGCAAAATTGGACAAATTCCAACCAAATTGGACAATGTCCAACCGATGTCCAACCAGTGTCCAACAGAGAAAGAGATAGAGAAAGAGATANTTAAAACAAGAGTTAAACCTAGATATAAAGACAGAAGTAGAAGCAGAGAATAGAAAGCTGTCTTCTGCTACTGCTGATAAATCTAATTTCAATATCTTTGAACACTATCAAGAACGAATTGGGCTACTAGATGGATTCCAACTTCAACAGCTAGAAGCTTATCAAGTTATCGATGGACTTGAACCAGATTTAATCAAGATAGCTATTGATAAAGCAGCCGATAATTCCAAACGCTCTTTTGGGTATGTCAACTCTATCTTGAAATCGTGGGCACAGAATGGAATTAAGACAGTTGCCCAGCAACAAGAGGAACAGAATAACTACGCTTCCAACAAGCCAAACAGTGATAAACCTAAATTTGGCCCAGCTTGTAGCAAATATTAGAGGTGATGCCTATGAGTTTAGAACAGACTGCCAAACAAATGCGCAAGCAGTATATGACAGTTAGCGATAAATACTGCGACAAGCACCAACGACACTATGTCACGATTCAGTTTCCGAACTCAAAACCCTATACAGTGTGTGAACTGTGCCACAGGGAAGAACAAGATCAACAGAATGCTATCAAAGCACAAGAACAGTACGAATGTGAGCAAGAACAGAAACGCTTGTACTTCCTCAAAGATTTCAGCTTGCTGGATGACGATTTGAAGAATGCTAGCTTTGACAATTACAAGGCAGTAACCAGAGAGCAGAAAGAAGACTTGAAGAATGTTAGAAGTCAGCTCAAAGGCTATCTTGACGGTCAAGACTACAATATTGTGCTTATCGGAGATACTGGAGTCGGGAAAAGCCATCTAGCTTATTCAGCACTCAAAGCCTTGTCGGATCACACGAAAAAAATGGGGCTATTCATCAACGTGGTTGACCTATTAGCCAAAATAAAAGAAGATTTCAGCCTTGAAGCTGAATATATCAGACGCATATCTGAAGCTGAATGGCTAGTGCTCGACGATTTAGGGACTGAAAAAGTGACAGAGTGGTCTAATGGCATCTTGTACAGTATTTTGAACAAGCGTACCAAGACCATTATCACGACCAACCTAAGCCCACGGGATATCATGGGCACTTATGGTAAGCGTGTCTATTCGAGGGTTTTCAAAAAGACGGGGCTTGGAACCACGAATGAACATGTCTATCAATTCAAGACACAACAAGACAAGAGGATGATGCTTTGACGGAAAAAGAAGTAAAACTAAAACTCTTTGAAGACTACGAGCGTATTCACGGCCTTGTATTCTCACAAGAGCACAAACAGAAAATGATGGATGATTTAGATTTGTATTCGTTTATCGAGAAAATTAACGAATATATGTATTTTGCAAAAAGGTCTGTAGTGACTTTTAGCGCACGCTAGGAAATAGCCCTAAAATCGTTTTTAAAGCGTGTTGGTTGCAAGGTGGTATGAATAGACTAGAGAACGGTTAAAATTGCACTACACCCCCTTAAAATGAGAAATAAGGGCATTTAGAAAGGAAATAATCGACATGACAAATCAAATCACGGAACACAAAGGCGATTTTCTAACCAATCCGCAGTTATTGAATGGAAACATCGTTAGACAGTACCTCGACCCGCAAGGAAAAGCAAGTAATGAAGAACTAGCTTATTTCCTTGCAACTTGTAAGGAACGAAATTTAAACCCGTTTACTAAAGAAGTCTATTTCATCAAGTATGGAACAAGTCCGGCTCAGATTGTGGTATCAAAAGATGCTTTCATGAAACGAGCAGAACAAAACCCAAACTTTGACGGGTTTGAAGCGGGTATCGTAGTAGAGACGCCAGACGGGGAAATCAAACATATTACTGGGACTATTCACAGTAAGAACGATGAACTACTAGGCGGATGGGCTAAAGTCTATCGTAAAGACCGTAGCTATCCTATCGATGTAGATGCTGATTTTAAAGCATATAATACTGGGAAATCTATGTGGGCTAAAATGCCAGAGCTTATGATCCGCAAGGTGGCCTTAGTATCTGCATTGCGTGAAGCGTTTAGCGAAAATGTTGGGGGTCTATACACTGCGGACGAAATGGAACAAGCGGCACCTATCGACGTTACCCCACGAGAAACGCAAGAGGATGTTAAGGCTCGTAAAATGACACAGATTGAGCAGCAAAGACAGGAACAAGCTCAACCAGTCCAACCAGAGCCAGAACTAGTCGAAGACACTGAGGAAGTGGAAGAACAGCCACAACCGCAACAAGCACGCTATGAGTCAAGAAGCGATCAACAACCTAACTTCATTAGCAACGAGCAACATGACACAATCATGCAACAAATCAATGAGCTAGCTCTAATTACGGGGCAAGCAACCGAAACAGTAGCGAATTACTATTTGAAGAAGTACAAACTCAATGATTTCCATGAGTTGCTAGTGGCAGGTTTTAACGTGGTAAGCAACGACATTCAAACACAAATCAATAACCGAAAGGGATAGAACATGAAGGACGTAACGAACAATTTTCTTGAAACAATCGAACCAGTTTATACACCGGGGCAGATTAACTTTGATTTTGACAAATTCGATGCAGCTATCCAAGCGGCAGTTAGCGAGCTATCAG